GGGGTCCCAAGCATTCGCGGGGATTTTATCGACGGTCGGGTAATCGAGGAAGGGAACAAACCCTGCATCAGCCTGACCGAAGAAGAAGGTGCGCTCAACATGGTAGTCAGCGGCCTTTTTCATGATCTCGCCATAATCCTGGGCAAGGGCAGACTGATAACCGAACTGGTGGCGGCGAGCTTCAGCATCCGTCAAGGAAGCGCCAACAGCGGCATCCAGGATGGGAACGTTAACCTGACCAACTACCTGTCCGACACGGGGAATGTTGTTCGGGTTGCCCTGAACGAACTGGCCCATGCCCTTCATGTCGCGACTGCGGTAAACGTAGTTCATCGCGCCGGGGTTGATATCGGTTTTAATGGATTCCTGGGGCAAAACAGTCCGCCACAGAACTTCGGGGTAAAGAGCGTCATAAAAAGACGACTCAACCTGATCAAATACACCCGTGATCAGTTCGGTTGCGGTAATGGTTGCCCCGCCTCCTGTTGAAAAATCGTAAGCCATTTCACTTCTCCTTATTGGTCGTTTGTTGTTGGTTTGTGATAACTATTAAGAATCGGTGGTAACGTAGTCACCAAGCAATTCCATGATAGCCACATCCCCTGAGTCAGCAGCAGTTTCCCACCGTGCATTAGTGAGGTGAACGGAAGTTCCCGCCGACCCGCCGCCCAAAGACGAAGTACAAAATTCACCTGCCGCATAACTCGCATCGGTAGGTGCAATCGTCACCATGTAAACTGCATCCATCAATGCGATGGCTTGCTTGGCCTTGACGTATACCCGGCCACCAGCACGATGGGGACGAAGAACTCGTGCGTTACGACCATCCGCCCAACCAGGAACACCGTTGCTGTCGCTCTGCATTGCTTCATCAAACAAAACAATACCGACAAAGTCACCGGCAATGGTACTGGCGTCAGGAAGCTTGATGGTAGAATGAGGGCGCTGCAAATTGCCAATATCAGCAGTCCCAGGAATCCGAACAACACCTCGACCGGCTGCAATACCGTTTGCTTCATTGACAAGCATGTTGTCCATCAACACATTGTCACTTGCATACGGCAACATACCGGGAACACCAACCCCAGGCTGGTCAGTGTAAGCTGTCTGAACACTGCCTCCCTGGATACCGCGATACCCGCTAGAAAAACCCATGATCATTTCCTCCGAATCTTTTTTGTTTGTGTAGAGTCAATCGCTCATAACACAGTTTGTTTGCTACGGTTTATTTAAAGCCCAGCCGTTCCCGGCTCGTCCGCTGAACAGGAGCAACCGCTCCTGTTCCATCAGCCTTGTTGGCATTCATCATCTTCTGACCGGCAACGGCTTTACGTGGCCCCATGGCGGTGATGATCTGGTGATGTGCCTTGAACGCACCCTTGAGCGCCTCATTGGACATGTTTTCGCATTTGACGCCGACAGCGGCCAGAACCTTGGTGTGTAGAGCGGTCCCATAAACGCCTTTGATGCTGTTCTTGATCTCATCCTTACGCTTGCCGAATTCCTCTTCGCCTTCTTCCTTGGCGGGGGCCATATTCTCGACAATCTCTTCGGCCTCGCCTGCTTCCTCTACCATACCGGCGGCAGCTTCCTCAACGGCTTCGGTCGAAAGCAACTGGTCGAGCTTTTCCTTGTATACAGAAAGTTCGCCTTTCAGCTCTTCAATCTCAGCCTGAAGTGAAGACATATCGCCGTTCTTTTCCTCAAGAGCGGCCATGGATTCCTCCAACTTTGCACCGCTTGCAGTGCTTTCGGCTTCAACAGCCGCAGCGCCTTCCTCATCCACATTCACAAATTTGCCCGTGTTCTTCAATTGGACACGAACCATTGTCTTCTCCGACATCGGTGTACCTCCATCCTTTTTGTTAATGATTCGAACATCGCTTCCAGCACGGCCATGACCAGCAGGGATAACTGCAATATGGTTATACCGCAACTGCACTTGTTTTGCATCATAAGGCTGACCATCAAAATCACCAGCCTCAAAAATTGAGTCCGCCAAATAAGCGGCACTGATCTCACAAAATTCTCCTGAATCGATTCCTTCAATCGCTGCCGGGTCAGTAATAAGTAGGTCGCAAACAAGATACGGGCCATCCATTACAGGGGCACCCGCTACACTGCCCACTCCGAACTGTTTAATCACATCGGGGCTCACCCAATTATGCTCGCCTATTACAACAGCCGCACCTTCCAATGATCTGAGACTGTCTGCTGTTGACATGGAATCCCGAGTAACAAGCATTTTAATAACATCAGGACAATCGGTTGGTGCACCATCGAATTCTGCTTTGCTGTATGGCATAATCCTTTCAGCGAGGACACGAGCCTTACAACGCAAGAAACCGTCCGGAGTCTTTTCAAACTTCGGGCGGTCGCTGCTTACTATTTGGAATGAGTTTCTGAAATTCATTTACTCAACCTCGAACAAAATTCTTCGTGCTTGATCAATGAGTTTTTCGGCATCTTTGCACGCTTTCTGTTGTTTTTGATCAAGGCGAGAATCACTTCCGGCTGAACTCGCCTTGTTTGAAGCATCATACAAAGAAGATCGGATTGAAGAAATAACAGCGGAAGATGGCAAAGCATTTTTCGTCAACAATAAGTTGTTCGCTTTCTCCACACCATTCATAAATGCCTCGGAGCAATTTTCAATTTGAAAGGTAATTGATTTTTTTGTCCGAGACATGCGAAGGGTAATTACTCCGCCAGGGCGAACAGTTTCGATATCACCAAACTCGACTTCAGCTTCCCCGTCTTTAATCAGCTGTTTTACTTTTTCACGTGTAATATATGCCATCTCATTTACCCCCTCACTGATATTTTGTCCTCATTGTAAAGCGACTATCGATGTCTGACTAGTCTCATCATTTTTAGTCAATCTACTTTGCCGCATCAAGCAGCATATCCAAATCGATGATTGGCTCAGCATAACAGCGACAATTTATGGCGTGCCCGGGAGGACCATCTGCTGGTGGTTCAGACCATTTAAATTTCTTCCCGTTGCGATGGAAATGGTCGCCATGCATCTTCCCGCCCTTCGGATACAGCCCTGAAGGATTACCGACAACCCTTTCGTCTTTGCTTGTCCGCCAAATATACTCCGTTACCCCGATACTTTCCTGTCTTGCTTGTGTAAGGGCAGACGTCAGCTTCTTCGTTTGGTCTCTTGCAAGGAGTTCGGCGCGCCGCTTTGTTCCTTTTTGAAGCTGTTGCATCTGTTGGAGTAATGTTCTCCCTTCAGGTTGCGGTGCGCCTGTATAATTGTCATATACTGCTCGCGCGACTTGCCCCAGATATTGCTCCGGGATAGTTTTAATCAAGGTTGCTGCTTCCATGCTTCCCATGCGGAGGATTTCATCAATCCGCTCATCATCAACAAGAGCAGAAATGTCGACACTCAATGACCTTATCAAACCATCCATCATAGACTGTCGCGTACCCCTGGCAACGGACATCTTCCAGCCGTCAAGGAATTGCCCTGCTTCAAGGTCGTACTGTACACGCGCTTGCTCCAATATGTCTTCGACGTATGATGCAATCTGTGCCGCTGGTACTTTGGCCTTGACCATGAACTTGATTCGTTCTGTTGCTGGCAAAAGGACATTGCGCCAAAGGGAGTCCAACCGTTTCTTGAAATCGCGTTCAGCAATCGCAGGCGGCAAGACTCCCTTTATGCGTTTGGGCTTAACTTTCTTCTTTGGTTGGTTGCCGAGAATGACTAGCATAAAACTTCATCCCAGTTTGGAAGATGTTGCGGTTTCCTTGCTATGTGGTCAACACGTTTCCCTGTGCGTCGAGAATATAGTGACAAGAATTCAGACCAATCAGGGCGAGGGACCCAAACCCTGACTTCTTTTGTTTCATGCTGTACGTCTACGACATAACCGTCCCAATCAGACATCATCTTCCTCCGGTTATCTCGACAAACCAGCCTTTCTTCCGGTAATCCTGCGCTGCTTGGTAAGCGTCCTTCTGTGCTGTTCGCCCTGTATAGGTGAATTCCTTGCCGGGTGAAAGAGCGTCCTTCTGAACAAATAAGCGATATACGAGGTTTGGTTCGGCATTCCCCATCTTTGCAGCGATGGCATTCTCCGCTTTCATCTGGCCGTTGGTGAAAAACTGTGAAGGCAATCCAGAATCACTCGGGCCTTTTTGAGTCATTTTCTTCTGGCCTTTCATGCTCCCTTCAAGCAATTCAACTTCATAAAACTTTCCGCCAGCAAACATTTCTGTCTTGCCGGTATACTTTGCCTTATCGCCTTTCCAATAAGTTGTCTCACCGGCATTCTTCACCCGGACATCCTTATCGGTATACGTTTTCACGAAATTCTCTGCCTCCTGCCTGTTTTCGAACCCGTTCCACCGTTCCTTGGTTGCCGGGTCAACAACAATGTATTCGCCACCTTCATATTTCACTTGGAGGTTCTTGGCATTTTTAAAAGAAGTATCATCGGCGTGTTTTTTTGCCGCTTCCAAGGTTTGGGCAATCGAAGCAATAAAACTTGCTCCTTTCGAGGCAACCCCAAATGTTCCGTCCTGCATTTGATAAACATCTTTCAGCTTGCCATCATAGACTTTCTTCCCGTGGATAGCGTTTTGATATCCTGTTTTCCCCCTGAGGTTTTCTTTCAATTTATCGAGTATCGCAGATTTTGCGTACAAAGCTCCGGTCGGTCCATACAGTGCAAAACGGTCTCTGCTATAGGGACTATCGACTGGAAACTCAACAATTTCCCAACCTT